GCCGCCGATCGACAACCGCCCGACCTTCACCCACAACGCCGCCCGCTATAGCCGCCCGGCGGAGGCCCCGACCCCGGTGGAACACCTGGACCTGGAGCCTGAACTGTCGCCGCCGCCGCGCTGGATGATGATGGTGGCGGGGGCGGCCGTCGCCGCCCTGATCGGCGCGCTGCTGGGCGGGCTCATGCATATCTGAGGCGGCGTCAGGCCTCCAGCAGCAGAGCACGGATCGGCGACCAGCTGCGCCGATGGGCGGGGCAGGGGCCAAGCGTCTTCAAGGCGTTCTGATGGATGGGGGCGTTGTAGCCCTTATGGCTGGGGTGGGCGCATTCCGGGGATTGGGGCGTGAATTTGATCACAAGACAGTCGCGGTCCAATTCGATCATCAGCCGGTCCCGCGCCGTCTTGGCCAGGATTGAGGCCGCCGCGATGGACAGGGACAGGCCGTCGCCGCCGACCACCGTCTGGATCTCGCACGGCAGCTTGAACCGATAATTGCCGTCGACCAGGGCCGCGACGGGCGTCACCTGCAGCGCCTCGATGGCGCGGCACATGGCCAGGCCGGTGGCGTGCAGGATGTTCAGCTCCTCGATCTCCTCCACCGAGGCGAAGCCGACGCCCCAGGCGATGGCGCGGGCCTTGATCTCGGGCTCCAGCAGGGCGCGGCGTTTCTCGGTCAGGGCCTTGGAGTCGTCGATTCCGAACGGCAGATCGTCGGGGTTCAGGATCACCGCCCCCGCCGACACCGGCCCCGCCCAAGGCCCGCGCCCCGCCTCGTCCACGCCGCAGACAGGACCGTTGACGCGCTGGATCAGGACGGTTTCCAGCGCCAGGGTCGGGAAGGCTTTCGGATTTGCGGGAGCTTTAGCCATGGCCCGCCATCGCACGAACCTCGCCGTGGCGGAAGCAGGTGTTCTGGTGGTCGTTGATCATGCCGACGGCCTGCATGAAGGCATAGACGATGACCGGGCCGCAGAAGTTGAAGCCGCGCTTCTTTAATGCCTTGGCCATGGCCTCGGACTGTGCGGTCTTGACCGGGGCGTCGCGGTAATCGGCCCAGTCGGTCTGGATCGGTTCGCCGCCGACGAAGGACCACAGCCAGGCCGAGAAGTCCTCTCCGCTGTCGCGCATCTCCAGCCAGATCTGGGCGCCCCGGATGGCGGCGTTGATCTTGGCGCGCGAGCGGATGATGCGGGGATCGTTCAGCAGACGCTGGATGTCATCCTCGCCATAGCGGGCGACGATTTCGGGATCGAAATTGTCGAAGGCGTCGCGGATACCCTCGCGTTTCCTCAGAATGGTGATCCAGGCCAGACCCGCCTGGAAGCCGTCCAGGATCAGCTTCTCCCACAGGGCGCGCGGATCGCGTTCGGGCACGCCCCATTCGGCGTCGTGATAGGCGATGTAGAGCGGGTCGGTGGTCCCGCACCAGCCGCAGCGGCCTTCGGCGTGTGAATCGATCATGGGTCTATGTTGCCCGTATGTTCCGGTCGGGGGAAGGGCGGGTTTGGGATGTCGCGGCGAAAAACACCGTCTGAATCGTCTGAATTGTCTGAAATCGGGGGCGGGGCGAAATTGCACTGCACCTGCGAAAACAGTGCAAAGTGCAAGAAGGTGCAATTCGTGCTGGGTTTATGGGGTCTCCGCAGTGAAACCCGCATTATAGGCGCGCTGGGAGGTGTGGCGGGTCGATTGACGTTGGCGGTCGTTAAGGTGCTGAAATCCCCGTGAATGTGGCCGGCGAGTAGGATGGAGACTGCCTCCTCCCCATGAAATGGGGAGGGGGACCGCCCCCCGGGTCTCGCCAAAGGCGAGCCCGAGGACAGACTAGGCGGTGGAGGCGCTCTTGAAGCCCCACAGGCGCTGGTGATGCGGTGAAGAGCCCCTCCGTCACGGCGCGAAGAGGCGCCGCGCCACCTCCCCACACGTGGGGAGGAGACGGTCGTCATTCAGTCCCGAACCAGTCCGCCGTCCACCACCAGGTTCTGACCCGTCACGGCGCGGCTCCAGGGGCTGGCGAAGAACAGGACGGCGTCGGCGAACTCCTCCGGCGTCGTGACCGAGCGCAACGGCGTCATGCCGGCGATCAGGTCGAACACGGCCTCGGGCGTGGCGGCGCTGGCGTCGGTGGTGCGAAGCAGGCCGCCCGAGACCATGTTGACGGTGATCCCGTCGGGGCCCAGGTCGCCGGCGGCGGTGCGGGTCAGGGACAGAAGCGCGGCCTTGGCGGCGGTGTAGTCGTGATAGGGCACGACCGGATTCTGGCACACGTTCGCAGTTTGACTTTTTCAAGTTTGCGCCTGATAACGCGGTCATGACCGTGATCGCCTACGCCCGATATTCCTCGACCGCTCAACAAGATACGTCGATTGATCGCCAGATCGAGCGGGCCGAAGCTTACGCTCTGGACCACGGTCTGACGATCAATGAGCGCCGGATCGATGCCGCCAAATCGGCCTTTCGAGGCAAGAACAAAACCAATGGCGAGCTTGGAAAGATCATTGCACGGGTCGCCACCGGCGAGCTTGGAGTAGGGGACACCCTGATCGTGGAAGCCATCGACCGGCTGTCGCGAGAGGACGTGATGACCGCCCTCGACGGTTTCACCATGATCTTGAAGGCGGGCGTGACGGTCGTCACCACGACGGACGGTCAGGCCATCACCCAAGCGAACTACAAGCGACAATGGACCGAGATCATCGCCGTCATGGCGAAGATGGCCGAGGCTCACGCAGGGTCGGAGCGAAAGTCTGAACTCGGCGTCCAAGCTTGGGTGGACCGTCGCAAAGCCGGAACGCTCACGATCATGACCCCGCCGTGGATCAACGGTGACAAGACCCTCCGGCCGGATCGTGTGGAGACGGTCAAAGAGGTCTTCGCTCTGGCTGATGCGGGTCGTGGATGCGGCTGGATCGCGAACGAGTTCAACGGTCGTGGAATGCCGTCATGGGGTTCGGAGAAAACCTCGCAGGAATGGTCGTCGTCCTACATTTCGAGGCTACTTCGTAACCGTGCGGTTCTCGGAGAATGTCAACCGTTCACCAACGATCAGGCCGTGGGTCCGGTCGATCCGAACTACTGGCCGCGCATCATCGACCAGACGGTCTTCGATGACGTTCAGGCCAAGGTCGGGAGCCGACGTTTCGCTGGGCCGGGGTCGGGAGCCAAGGGCAAGGATTTCGCCAATCTCTTCCGCTCGCTGATGGTTTGCGAGAAATGCGAACGGTCCATGGTGATGCTGCACAGTGGGAAATTTTCTTACCTGAAATGCTCCGGCGGACGGGCCGGATCGTGCGACCACAAACGCGGGTATCATTACGAGACCTTGGAGCGGGCGTTCGTGGAGGCCGTCACCGAGATCGAGATCGACATGACCAACCGTTCGGCCGAACACGCCCTCAAGAGCGAGGTCGCCAAGTTGACGAACGATGTCGCGGTCTTGGAAGGCAACATCGAGTTCGCTTTGAACGAGGCTATGCGAACCAAAAGCGCAGCTTGGTCCAACCGTGTCAGCCAATACGAAGCCGAGTTGATCGAGACGCGCGCGAAACTGACCGAGACCGAACGCAAGGCTCGGATCGCATCTTCACCGCTGGACCAGTCGCAGCGCCAGATCAAAGCGCTCTGGAAAGAGCTTTACGAAACGACTGGAGACAAGCGCGAGCTTCGCCAGCGCATCCATGACAAGCTGATCGAACTGACCAAGTTCATGGCCATGTCTCCCGCTGGATCGCTTTGGTTCGCCCTCCGAGACGGTTCGTTCTACGCGCTGGTGTCCAGCAAGCCGGAAGGGCTTCGGATCAAGGGCAAGTTCCCTCTCGACCGTTACGAATGGCGGTGTGTCCACTTGGATGCGGCGGAAGCCGCGTAGGAAGCCCGTGGAGGGTCAGGAAGGGTCGTCGGGCGTCAGAGCCTCGGCGACCTTCTCAAGTCGCTCCACGGCCCTGTCTCGCGCATCCTCGGCGGTGAATGAAGAGCCGTTGGGGAGGGTGAAGGTCAGTTTGTCGAAGCCGAGTTGAGCGAGGACGATGATGGCGATCAATCCGAGGATCGCACCGGCCAGCCACGCCAGCGGAACGACGACAGTCGCAGCCAGCGGCATCGTTGGGACAAACATCGAGACAACGAGCGTCACGACCATGGCTACGAACACGAAACCGAACACCAGACCGGCGGCGGCTACAGCCCGCAGCGGCTCCCGAAGGAAGCACGTCGCGGCGTCAATCAGACGCTTGGTCCATTTGGCGGCGAAGGCGCGGATCATTCGTCGTCCTCATAGGGGACGACGCTGAAACTCAAGAACGTGAGAGCAAGGATTCGGAGGAAGACCATCATCGGACGATCCCTCCGATGACGGTCGGCCAGTATTTCCCGGCGATGTTGCGGTTGTAGCTGGCCGGAGAACCGTCAGCGAGTTTTGCGCCGAGGACATTCCGGCGGACTTGCTCTTCGATCTCGGCGTAGGTCAGCGAACCTTTTGTCAGACAGAACGCCACGATCTCGCGCTTGAAGGCGCCATGGCCATGAGCCTTGAGGTCCAGAGCCAAGGCTTCCGACGATCCCCAATATTTGCGCCAGTTCGACGGGACGACTTTCTTCCCACGCTTGGCCATGAGGTTCTTCTTCCCGACGTAAAACCGGTCGGTGGCGGTGTGGGTGATGACGTAGACGAAGCCGACGTAGAGGCTCAGTTGGTCTTCATCGAAAAGGGCGGGGAAAATCCAGTCAGGTGCGGTCACCGAGTATTTAGGGGCGCAAGGAAAAGGCCCGCCGGGCGAACCGGTCGGGCCTTCCTTGAACGTGAGCGGTTCAGTGAATGTCGGGGTGATCCCGACGAACCTATTTACCGCTCAACACCAGAACAGCTTGAAGAGGGCGGCGTCTTCCTTCGTTCGGAAACAAAACGCGAAGGGAGGTCTGAATCCAATGAGCGCAAGAGCCAACTGGTGGATGGAGTTGACCGGGTTCAGACAACGCGGCTCGCCGGATTCCTCGAAACTGGTCCCGTTGGCATTGAGCCACGAACGCATTTCGTCAGCTTCATCCTCTGTCGCGGATGGACACTCTACGACATGATCGAAGGTGAAACTGACCAGAGACGGCTTGGGGGTGCGGATCGGAGCCTTGTGGGCGTCGAAGCGTCTTTTCATTGGCTCGCCTCCCACGCTTCCCGCGCCCGGTCGTAATGCTCCCGAAGCTCCGGGCGCTCGATGGTCAGGGCTTCGAAGGTGGAGGCGACGATTGGGAAGCACTGGACCCACGGCTTGAGACAAAGCCGTTGGGTGATCGGTTCAACCCATCCCTGACTGTCGGCGACCGTGAAAAGATAATCGCTGATCGGTTTCGGGAAATCGGGCTTGGCCATACGCCACATGGCCAAAAAGGCTTTCTCGGCGTCAGTCATTGGTCCAGAGCCTTTCCACCCCATTTGGCCATGAACTTCATCCGGTCGTCGGCGGACATGAAGCGGATGGTCGGCTCGCGGAATGTCCCGGCCAGAACCACGGCGTGGGAGAGATTGTTCTTGGTCCACGACGCGACCTCTTTCTTGAGGGTCAGGGTCGGCGAGATTTGACGGTCGTGGAAAGTCTTGACCTCGCCATCGGCCGTGACCTTTTCCGCCTTGAGCCACGGAAGCTGGCGCTTGGCGGCTTCCTCGCGGTTGTCGATCTCTTCGTAGAGTTCAGCGTGAAGGCTGGCGTCAGGTTCGTTGGCGATCTCCGCTCGGATATCAGCGAACCCGCCGTTCAACTCGGCCTCCAGTTCCTTAAGGTCATGGTAGAGCCGACCGGACTTGGCCTTGGCGGTCCAGTAGAGGTTCCCGGCCGTCAGTTTCGGATCGATGGTCGCGCCGAAGGTCTGGCCATCGAACGAAACGTAGACGCCATCGACGTGGGGTTGGGTGTTCCAACTGATCCCCTGACGGGTCAGATCAGCGATCACCTTCACGGCGTCGGGGACACTCATGAAGATCATCGTCTGGCCGATCCGCGCCGTGTAGCCGGGCATGTTCGGGAAGTTGCGGAGGGTCAGGACACGTTGGGTCCGCGCTTCGTCATGAGACGTGGAGCGGGCGTTGCGGAGGATGGCGTCGATGTCTTTGGCGACAACGGGCGTGTAGGTGGCGCCGGGGATGCGGGGATGGGCGTTCATTAGATCGAGAGCTTCCAGTTGATGCGGTTGTCAGACGTGGTGAACCACGTCGCGTCGTTGGGTGTGAGGGTTGGGCGGGCCTTGCCGCCGGTCAGGTCGGAGGCCACGAACACGTCGGCGGTGGACCCTTCCCAATTCGCCTTGGCGGCGATGATCGGGAGACCGGATTTCTTCAGCCAGACCTCGGCGGCTTTGTAGAACTTGCCCTTGCCGAGGGTCGCCGAACGACGCTGGTTGCGGAGTTCGTGGGTGTAGAAATCGTAGAGGTGGGAGCGCTTGGTGTAGGTGAAGTTCGGGCGGTTGAAGAAGGCTTCGAAGACGGCGGTGTGGACCGCTTTCTGGATACCCACGGCGGCTTGGTAGTCGTCGCCATGGAGCGCCGGGACGTCGGTCAGGCGACCATGTTTCTGGATCAGGTGGTTCAGCCAGCGCGAGACTTGGATCGGGTCGGAGAGAATGTGCTGGCCGGTGGACTTCATCCACGCTTGGGCGTCGTCGGTCGTGGCGTCAGGCTGGTCCGTCAGGCGAAGATATTCGACCGTGTAGGTGTAGAGCGGCTGGTCGCCGGGGATGACCGAGAAACGACGGGCCACGTCACCGCCGGTCAGGGCGATTGAACCGCTGATCCCGTTCCCGCTGACGAAGAGCAACCAGATGCAGTCGGCGTCGTAGGGCATCTGGCCTTTGTTCGTGAACGACACGGTTTCCGAACCCGTCAGACGCTTCATCGCGTCTTCGTCGTAGCGGTCGTCGGCGTTCTCGTTGATCAGGATCACCAGCTTCCCGGCGAGGTGTCCGTTGAACTGGCCAACGAAGTCACCGATCCGGGTATTGGGAGCCACCGCCGAGGCGCCGAAGAGGGTCGTCATGACCTTCCCGACGAAGAGGCTCTTGCCGGTGGCGCCGTCGTCGTTGAAGCAAACGACCGGGAGAAGGTAGTTCGCCGGGTTGCACCATTTCGCCACGATCACCTTTTCGAGGTGATCGATGTTCTGGTCCTTGTCGCCGCAAAGCGAGGCGGTCAGCAGATCGAACACCGGGTGATATTCACCCGGCTCTGGTTGGACCATCTTCGGGCGAAGCATGTTGAGCTTGCCGGGGATGTTCCGCACCGAGGACGTTCGCCCCATGAACCAGCGATTGTCTTCCTTGAGGACGTCGATGAAGAGTTCGTAGTTCGAAGACCGGGTGTCCAGCATCCCGAAATCGTTCTTGAGGGAGTTCGGGCTGACGGTGATCCACTCGTTCGTCGCCGGGGAATGGAGAAGGAATTTCTCCATGTCGTGGACGTAGTAGTAGTCTCGCTGGCTCAGGATTTTGTTTCGGATGAAATCCTTGACCAGTTGGCGGTCGGCCGCGCGCTGATCGTCGTCCTCGCACTCTTCGCCGGTGTCATCGACCGGCGCGGCCTTGGCGGCGACCGCTTTGGATCGCATGAGGCGTTGAAGCGACGCCGAGGCGCTGGCGATGGCTTTCTCGTTGGAGGTCGGATCACAGATGATGCGGTTCAGTTCCTCGCGGGCTTTGGTGATCCGGGCGTCCAGAAGGTCGGCGACGTTCGTGGTTGGCGGGGTCTCTTGGATGATCTCCATGGTCATTTTTTCTTGCTTCTCAGTCTTTTGAATGCGGCCTTGAGGGCCTGTTGTTTTTTCTTCCACTCGCTTTCGCGGGCGGGATCAGGCGCCGCTCCGACCGCTTCCATGGCCGACTTGATCGACCGGTCGCACTCGCGGAACCCGTAGGTTTTCAGACAGTAGCCACCGAGGGTGGCGTCCATTTCTCGGAAGAGCGTCCAGAGGTCGCCCTTGGTCAGGCTGGAGCCGGATCGGACCCACGCCTTGGCGCAAAGTCCCCGGAGGGTCCGCGATCTGGAGCCGCCCATGTAGAGGTCGTTCAGAAGAACCTTCCACCGAGGGGCGAAAATCGCGGGGTTGTTGATCGACACGTCCTCACGGCTTGGTTCCTCCATCGAGGCCATCTTGAGGGAGTGTGCGATTTGCTCGGCCGTGGCGAACTGACCGTTGTTCCCGCCACCGCGTTTGACGAAATCCTTGGCCTGATCGTCCAAGCCTTCGGCGAGGGTCAGGTAGTCATCGACGTCCAGCGCGGCGCCGTGACGCTCCACCCGAATGTCGCTCTCCATCGGAGGGCCGTAGAGGTAGTCGGCCTGATCGTAGATCGCGCCGTCCAACTGGTAGTCCAGCGCCGCGTTGAACCATGTGAAGACCTTGAAGGCTTCGTCAGGGGTCAGGTAGCGCGTGACCGGGACCACGAACCGCACCTTGTGGCGTTCCGCCTTGTGTGTGAACGACGTGTAGAGGACGTAGCTCAAACCAAGGTGGCGAAGGAACGCCTCCAGCTTGTCGATGGAGATCATCGCGTGATCGGCGAACTGGTTGTCCATGTCGCCGACGAAGAGACTCAGTTCATCGCCGCCATAGGCCGCGAGCCTCCAATGACCCTCTTGGCCATACTTGTTGACGCCTTGCTCGAAGAGCGTGGGCGTCCAGCCGTAGCATTCGAACTTGTTGGACGATGGCTTCGGGTAGACGGCCAGCTTGAGGAAATCGTCCACGAACTCCGGCCATGTCTCATTGAAACGGGTTTCGGTGATCGTGGATTGTTTCAGCGTCACCGCCTGATCGCGATCCGACCAACCCGTCTTGCGGAGGTAGGAAACGGCGATCATCACGCGCCCTCCAGCCAGAACATCTTGAAGAGCGCCGCGTCGGCTTTTTCGGCGAAGCCGAAATGGCAAACCTCTTGCTCGAAGAGGTCCGACGCGAAGGTGGCGAACGTCTTGGAGTTGGCCTTGGCGAAGGCGATTTCGTCGCCGAAGACGACTTCGGTCAGATCGCCGCCGATGGGGAAATCCTCGGGAATGTCGGGGCGCTCGCGCGCATCCTCGCGCAGCGTCACGATGAACGGCCACGCCGTGCGGAAGGCGGTCAGGGCGTTCGTTTGCTCGCGGATCGAGACGGCTTGCCATTCGAACTGACGGCGTTGCTCCTCGGTGATCAGTTCGATCACATAGCCAGAGGGCGCGGCCAGCGGCAGCGGGGCGTCGTCGTCTTCGGGATCGCCGATCCAGTCGGCTTGGTCCACCAACGCGATGCTATGCCAATCGCCTTGGTAGAGTTCGATGAACGCAAGATAAGGTGTGATGATGGTCTCGCCTTCCACCAGATCAGTGCGGGCAAGAAAGGCGTCACGCTCTTGTTGCGTGAAGGTCAGGGTGACCGGATAGGTTTGAGTATCAGACATGAAAAAAGCTCCAAGGCGGTGGAAGACGCCTTGGAGCTTTGAAATCGCCACCACCGAGGGACCGGGGATCGGCAGCGAATGCTAAAAACTCTTTGAACTGGCCTTCCACAACCGTTCTATGAATGTAGTTATCCACCATGTCGGAGGGTTAAAGCCATATAATTCGTCACCTGACCTCAAATAGCGAAGTATCGACCAAACGGTCAGGCCCGAACACCTTGCGGCGATCTCAAGGGGTTGACGGCGCGTCCAAGTATAAAATCATACTTGGATTTTACGGCAGAATATCCAGCGATATCAGCGGCGTAGCCGGGTGGATCAGTCAGAAAGTAGAAAATGGGGGTCTTTTCAAGTCGGGTCTTACAAACGACCAAACAGTTAACTTCAACATTCACTTCCAGTATTAACAGACGATTTGTAATTTTTTCTACTTTCTTACTAAATTATAGGACCAGACCATTTAATACGTTGATCCGTAAGGATTTTCAGAAAGTATTTTTTGCTCTCGGTTTATACTTGTTTTCTACTTTTCATACTTGATCCAGCTACCGCGCTATCGTCGCCATCTTGCTCCCGCCGGGTAAATACGGGGGTGAACGCCCATCCCCTGATCATCCGCTTCATCACCGCTTGCCACATGGCGCTGGACCTCGATCCCGCCGATCTGGACAACGAGCGGGACCACGCCCGCAATGACCCGCTGGGGGCGTTCAGCCAGTTCGACGGCTGGACGGGATCGCACAAGGCGACCGTGGAGCTACTGGCTTACGCCCGAACGGCCAGCTTCACGATCTGGAAGACCGACGACACCCACGCCCGCTCGATCATCCAACCCATCTGGTGGGAGATCGCCGAACACATTCCGGGCGCTAATCTTGAGTGGTTCACGTTCTACTACAGTCATCCAGACGGCATGTAGTCAAGAATCTCGATTTTTATGGGTTATGAGCGGTCGTTCGAATACACTTGCTAAATACTAGCGAGATTCGAAAGACTGCCATCTTTCACCAGACTTCATGACGATACGTTGAAATGAAGATTATGGACCGGATGGCTTGGCAGAGCTTCCGGTCCATTTTCATTTCTGGAGACCATATTTCATGAATACTCAACTTCGCGACATCGCTTGGATCGACGGTCGCTACGTCCTCTTCACAGACGACAACACCAATCAGGAAAAGGCTCTGATCGCCCAAGCGATGATCAACGCCTTCCGCAACGCCTACGCCCAAGTCCTGAACGGCGAGGTGGCTCAATGATCCGCGACTACCTCCACGTTCTCAAGAACCTCCCCGGCATCCTCGCCCGCATCAACAGCGAGCTTGAGGGCAAAGCCTCCACGGCCTCGGTGGATGCGCTCCGCTACACGGTTGGGCGCAAGGCCGATCAGACGCACGTCACGAAGCTGGCCGAAGCCGCTTCCGACCGCCTGTCCAAGACGGTCGCGCTGGACGACCACAACGTGGTGATCTCGATCATCAACGAACGCTTGAGCGAGCGTCCGACAATGGCGGACCTCTCCCAAGCCAAGATCGACCTCGGCGTCCGCATCGACGGCCTTGAGGCCGAGATCGAGACGCTGGCTCTGAACGCGGCGAAGCCACAAGCCACCGACATCACACCGCTGGTCCAGAAGGTTCGCGCGCCCCGCAAGCCGAAAGGCTCGCAATGAGCCTGACCCAACAACGCTTGAAGGAAGTCCTACACTATTGTCCTGACCTCGGCTTGTTCTGGTGGAAAGTCACGCCCGGTGAAAATCGGGCGACAAAGGCCCGAAACACCCGATTTGCGGGCAAGCTCGCGGGGAGCAACAGCAACGGATACGTCTCCATCCGTTTGGATGGAAAGCCATATCCAGCACACCGTCTCGCGTGGCTCTACATGACCGGCACCATGCCGGAGAACCTGATTGACCACGCGAATATGCGCCCGCTGGACAATGCCTTCGATAATCTTCGCGAGGCCACGCATAGCCAGAACATGGCCAATCGTCGGAGCAAGAACAGCACCGGTTTCAAGGGTGTCAAACTCACTGAAGAGGGCACCTATCAAGCCAGATGCGGCGGTCGCACGGACACCGTGACGCTTGGGCGTTTCTCCACACCGGAGGCCGCACACGCGGCTTATGTCGCCGAAGCTGAACGTCGCTATGGCTCATTTGCGAGGGCCGCGTGATGGGAGTTTTGACCGATGCGCGCGACGCGCTTTTGGCCCTCGGAACGTCGGCCGTGTTGTTCACGGCTGGCGCGGGCCTGATCGAAGCTCCCGTGGCCGGTCTGACCGGTCTTGGTCTCGATCTTACCGGTGGCGTGGCGATGGCTTACGCCGTGGCTGGTCTTGGCCTTTTCGCCGCCAATGTGGCGAGCGTGGCCGGTCGGGTGAAGGCTCTGGTCGGAGGGTCGAAGTGATGGCCCACGCCGACACACCGGCCGAGATCGCCGAAGCCTACGAAGACCTCTTCGCCGAGTTCGTGGCGACCTACGAAGATCGTCGCCGGGAAGAACTCTTCGCCATCGCCCGCGCCATGACCTCGCTGAACATGGCCGGAGCGGACCCCGATGAACCGTGGGTGGCCAACTATCTGACCAGAGCCATGAACGCCGTTGACGGCGATCTGGACGCCCTCCGGGCCTACAATCTCAAACACTGGAAGGGTCAATAATGCTGACCTTCAGACACTCGTGGTGGAAGAGGATCATCGGAGATTGACCCTCTCTCCATCCGGTCGATGGGCCGACCAGATCGAAGCTCTCTTGGAGTCTTCGTCTGGCCCGATCATCACCACTGACATTCGAAGCGGTAGGTCTAAGGCTACCAGCACCAAAGTCTATGTGAGAAAATCCCTGAAGCCTCCATCGCCTTGTGGCTACTGTGGCCGGATGGTTGAGCGAGGGACGAAATATTGTTCGGCCTCTCACGCGGTGATGGCCTCCCGCCGTAAGGCCAAAGAAACGCTCGCCTAAATAGTGGCGTGTATTATCAACGATCTGACAAGGCCAGAGAGTGGCGCAAGCTTTACTCTCTGGCCGCATGGCGTAAGGGACGACTGGAGTTCCTATCCGACAATCCCGCCTGTCGGTTCTGTGTAGCGTTCGACCCTGACGCACCCTCGCCAGCCACCGTCGTTGACCACATTGTCCGACATGAAGGCGACCTCGATCTCTTCCTTGATCGCACCAACTGGCAAGGTCTGTGCGCCCCTTGCCATGACCAGTTGAAGCGTCAGGTCGAACTCATTGGCTACCATTCGATGATGGGCGCCGATGGTTTCCCTCTCGATCCGAACCATCCGTTCAACCGCGCTCGATGAACCGGAAGAAAGGTCAGGAATGGACCACGATCAGAGTGACCGATAGCGAGCGACGCGACCGCGTGGCCGCGATCCTCAACGACCCAGAGTTCCAAGCCAAACTGGCCAAGGACATGAAGACCAAGCGGAAGACGATCTGTCTAAACCCCGCCTTTGTGCGCTTCGAGACTAAATAAGACTGTGAGGGCGATGACCCCTCCGATCTCCAGATAGAAGCCCGACCGGCGGGGCGCGCATGACCCGCCGGTCACCCTTCCCGACCGGGGAGGGGGTGGGTCGGAAATCTGTCGAGACGGTCGGCTGGCGACCGCTGGCCCCCACAACGCAAGATTCCGCAGTCCTGAAACTTTTTTGCCCGGCGAGTTGTAGAGCGACGCCCGGCTAGGGCCGGTCGCGCTCCGGCTAAATATCGGATGACTGCGAAGACACCCACGGCCCTGAAGGTCGCCACCGGCAATCCCGGCAAGCGCGCGATCAACACCAAAGAGCCGAAGCCGAAAGGCAAACTGACCCTCCCGAACACCCTCTCGCCGCTCGCCTCCAAACTGTGGAAGCGGGTGGTCCAAGCCATGCCCGATGGTGTGTTCACCCAAGCCGACGAAGCCGCTCTGGTCGCCTACTGCGAAGCCTACGCCAACCTTCTGACGGCCACCAAAGAGATCAACCGCGTCGGTATGTTCTCGACCGGCTCCCAAGGTCAGGTGATCGTCCACCCGGCCGTCCGCATCCAAGCCGACGCCTCGCGGATCATCTCCAGCCTCGGCGCCCGCATCGGCTTCGATCCGATCAGCCGCGCCAACATCACGACCGACGAAGAGGAAGCCGGGGACGACCCGTTCAACGGCCTGATCAACTAACGTGGACGCCCTCAACGTCCTGAGAAACCCGTCACGCGCTGGTCGGGTGATCGCCTTCATGAACGCCCTCCCGCTGGTGGACGGCGAGGCCATCGGTCAGCGGTTCAAGGTCGATCCATGGTTGGAGGCATGGATCAGGGACATCTATGAGCCGGAGTATGAAGACGGTCGCAGGGTGGTCCGTCGCGCGGCTCTCTCGGTTGCCCGTAAGAACGCCAAGTCCTACGCCGTGGCAGGGATGCTTCTGGCTCACCTGATCGGCCCGGAAGCCGTCCCGAACGGTCAGATTTACAGCGCGGCGGTGGACCGCGAACAAGCGTCCGTCATCTTCCACATGTGTCGGAAGATGATCGAGGCGACCCCTTCGCTGGCGAAGGTTCTCCGGGTCATTTCCAGCACCAAGACGATCATGGTCCGCCCCGGCGTGACCGTCCGTGGCCGTGGCTCGATCTATCGCGCCCTCTCGGCAGAGGTGTCGGCGAAGCACGGTCTGGGCGCCTCATTCTTCGTCTACGACGAGTTCGGCGAGGCTCGGAACGACGAACTTTGGAACGTCCTTCTGGACTCCCAACAAGCCGTGGCCAGCCCGCTCGCGGTCGCGATCTCCACTCAGAACAACGATCCGAACCACGCCTTTTCGGTGATGATCGACGACGGCTTGAAGAAGGAAGACCCGCGTCTGGTCGTCCATCTCCACGCCGCGCCGGAGGGGTGCGATCTAATGGACGAAGCCGCGTGGATCGCGGCGAACCCGGCGCTTCTGACGTGGAAGCGGATGGACCCCATCGCGTCCGCCGCAGCCGAAGCCGCCCGCATCCCGGCCAAAGAACAGAACTTCCGCCGACGCTATCTGAACCAGCGCGTGTCGATGCATTCCAGCTTGATCAGCCGCGCCGACTGGCTGGCCTGTCTCCCGAACGGCGAGGCTCTACCGCTGACCGCCACGCTGGCCGACACCGAGGATTTCGCGCCGGGTGAAGAAATCTACCTCGCTCTCGACATGTCGCTCCGAACCGACCTCACGGCTTTGGTGGCCGTCTCGGCCTCCGGCTCGCTGGCGAAGACGTGGTGTTGGAAGCCCGCCGATCTGGTGGAAGAGCATGGCAAGCGAGATCGCCAGCACTATTCGACGTGGGCGAAGCAAGGCTGGCTTCTAACCACGCCCGGCCGATCCATCGGAGCCGGATTCGTCGCCCGCAAGATCGCCGAGATCAACGTCCGCAATCCGGTGAAGGGTCTGGCCTACGACCGCGCCTACACCGAAGAGCTTTTGAAGCGGATGGATGAAGAGGGTCTGATCGCTCAAGAGGGCGATGGTTCCGGTCTTCGGATCGTCCCGTGGGGTCAGGGCTTTGTCTCGATGGGGAAGGCGGTCAACGCCTTCGAACACGCCGTCCTCCAAGGCGAGCTTCGCTCTGACGGAAATCCTCTTCTGACGATGGCCGTGACGAACGCCGTGGTGGACACCGACCCGACGGGGAACCGCAAGTTCATGAAGAACAAAGTCGTCCAGCGGATCGACCCGGCCGTGTCTCTTGCCATGGCGCTCGGCCTTCGCGCTCAGGACCGTTTGACCAACGCTATCAGCGCATTCGAGGACGAAAGCTTCAGTATCGAGGCGTTTTGACCGATCCGACTAAATATCGGATGAGCTTGTTCGGTATTTTTGGGTCAGAAACGCGCGCGAATACGACATTCGACGCTAATCAGATCACTATTTCATCCACTTCGACCGTTTCGGAGTGGAAAGCGTTCTTCGGTCTCGACGGGATCGAGATCGGCGAGGTCACGGCTGACAAGGCCATGGAGATCACGTCGGTCTATTCGGCCGTCAACTTCATCGCTGACCAGTTCGCTTCACTCCCCTGTCACGTCTTCCGCAACCTTCCCAAGGGCGCCGGAACCGAGAAAGCCGAGGGCGATCCTCTCCACGCGATGATGACCGGCATCGTCAACGACAATTTCCGCACCAGCTTCGAGTGGCGGAAGGCGATGGCGATCAGCGTCCTCTTGAACGGTCGCGCCTACAGCCACATCGAACGTGACGCCCTCGGTCGTGAGAAGAACTTCCGCGAACTGGTCTTCACGACCGTCACCCCGCGCCTGACGAACGGTCGTCTGGAGTATGCGGTGAAGCGTCCCGGTAAGCCCGACGACGTGATCCCGGCCGCCGACATGATCGACATCAACCCCAACCCGATGATGGATGGGGTCAGTCACTACAACCCTGTCTACCAGAACCGCGAAACGCTCGCCCTGATCCTTGCGGCTCAGAAGTTCAGCGCCACGACGTTCGCCAACAATGGCGTCCCGCCGCTCCAACTGGTGTCCACGGTTTCGGCGTCTCCGGGCGCCCAAGAGCGCGCTGGAAACAAGGTCTTTGAAGCTCTCCGCAACGCGGCGGCTCAGAAGAAAAACATTCTCCCGCTCCCCGAAGGCTACGAACTCAAGCCCATCGGTTTCGACCCGGCCAAGATGCAACTTCTGGAGTTCCGCAAGTGGTCGGTGGGCGAGGTTGCCCGCATCCTTCGCCTCCCGAAATTCTTCCTCTCCGACACGGACGGCGGAACGCTGGCCAACGTCGAACACCAGTCCCAATCGCTGGTGAAGAACACCCTGACGCCCATGCTGATCGCGCCTTTCGAAGGTCAGATGACCGCGAAGTGTGGGAAGCGAAACACCTTCATCAAACTGAACCTCAACGCTTTCCTTCGCGGCGCTTTCAAAGAGCAACTTGAGGGTCTTCAGTCGGCGGTGAACGCCGGGATCATGACCAGCAACGAAGCGCGCGAGCTTCTGGAGCTTAAGTCCGATCCGCATGGTGACCGGCTCTTTGTCCAAGGGGCAATGGTCCCCATGGAGGACGCCGGGAAGAACCTCAACGAACCGGCTCCGGCCAACCAAGACGACCCCAAGGAAGACCCGGCTGAACCGGGCAAGGAAAACGACCAATGACTATCGAATATCGCGATTTCGCATTCACTCACACGACCGTCACCGAGGCTCGCGCCGCTGGCGCCCCGACCGGCCGGATCGAGGGTCACGCCGCCGTCTTCAACTCGGCTTCACACGATCTCGGAGGCTTCCGTGAGTTCATCGCCCCCTGCGCGTTCAAGCGTTCGCTGGACGAAGCCGCAAAGGGCGAGCGCAACGTCTTTGCCGTATGGGCGCACGATATGAGCCAGCCGCTTGGGTCCACCGGCGGCGGCAAGCTGGCGCTCGAAGAGGACGAACGCGGTCTCCGGTTCTCGCTCGATCCCAAGCGTCTGACCCCGGCTCAACTGGACGCCGTGGCTGACGGTGAAATCCGCATGTCGTTCGGCTTCATGGTCCGCGAACAGTCGTGGGTTGAGAACGATGACGGCACGATCCACCGCACCCTTCACGACGTGGACCTGATCGAGATCAGCCCGGTCGTCTCCCCGGCCTATCCCGACACTGACGCCGCGATCCGGTCGATGGAGGCTTGGAAGGCCGAGGCGAAGGTCGAAGAGACCGTCGCGGTGGAAGAGCCGGTTGAAGAGGTCTCGGAAGAAAAGGTGGAAGATCGTTCGCGCGAGAACGAGCTTCAACTTCGTCTTAGACTGGCCAATCTCAGCTAAAACGGGCTGACGAATAAATAGTCTTCGAAACATCCTTTCGGAGAACTATTCAATGAATATCCAAGAACTCAAGCAGAAGCACCTGCAACTGCTTCACACGGCCCGCTCGCGCATGGTCGAAGGTGCTGAACAAGCCGAAGTGGACGCGATCTTCGCTGACGCTGACGCTGTTCAGGCCAACATCCGCAACCTCGAAAAGATTGAGGGCGTCGAAAAGGCTTATGAAGCCGTCGTCAACGCTCGCTCGGCCGAAGATCGCACCGCCGAAACCCGCGCCACCAAGGGTGACGAAGAGGTCCGCATGGACGCTTTCCGTTCGCTGGTCTCCGGCCGCGACCTGACGGCTGAACAGCGCGCCATCATGACCCGCGACGCTCAATCGACCGGCGTTGCCGCTGACGGTGGCTACGCCGTCCCGACGACCCTCGCCAACGAGATCGTCAAGGCTGCAATCGTGTTCGGCCCGATGCTGGACGGCTCGATCTTCGATGTCGTGACCACGGCTACCGGCGCTCCGCTGAACTTCGCCACCAAGGCTTCCAGCCGTAAGGCCCGCCTGATCGGTGAAAACGTCGCCGCTGAAACCGTTCTGGCCAAGCTCGGCCAGAAGACCCTCAACTCCTACAAGCTGACCACGGACGTCGCTGTCGCCTCGCGCGAACTGCTCCAAGACGCTGGCGTGAACATCGAGCAATGGCTGGTGGAAGAACTGTCGGAGTCCTATGGCCTCGGCGCGAACGACTACCTGACCAACGGCACGGGTTCCAACCAACCGGCTGGCATCGTGACCGCACTGGCTTCGGCTGGTCTGGACACCGCCGCTTCGGGCGCCTTCGCTGTCGATGACCTGCTCTCGCTCCAGTATGGCGTCAACAGCGCCTACCGCCAGCGCGGTCGCTACATGTTCAACTCGAACATGGAACTGGCTCTGCGTAAGGCCAAGGACTCGACCGGCAACTACATCTGGCAACCGGCAATGGTCGCTGGCACTCCGAACACCGTCTTCGGCAAGGCTTACGTCGTCAACGACGACATGGCCACGGCTGACGCGGCTGGCGAAGTCGCTGCGATCTTCGGCGACATGAAGGGCTACAAGGTCCGCGTCTCGCGCGCCCTCGGCCTGACCCGTCTGAACGAGATGTTCGCCCTGTCCGACCAAATCGGTTGGGTTGGCTTCGCTCGCATCGACGGCGACGTCATTCAGCCCGCCGCGCTGAAGGCTCTGAAGCTCAAAGCCTAATGCGAGCTAGACTGACAACGGCTCTGATCCGGGGTTCCTTTATTCGGAACCCCGGAGAGATCGTGGAAGGCAAGGAAGCGATGGAGCTTTGCGCCATCGGCTACGCCATCCCGATCAAGGAAGACCGTGTTGAAACCGCCGTCCTGACCCACGAAAAGCGCGAACGCGCCACGGTCACGAAAGCGAAGAAGGGCTGATCCAATCGCCCTTGGACTTGAAGCCCGGTCAGCAATGGCCGGGCTTCGTCATGTCTGGTCCCCGGCTAAATATGGGAATGAACGACTGGTCCAACCTCAAGCGCCTGACCCCGGCCGCAACTCCGCTTCTCGATCTCGACGCCACCAAGGCTTACGTCCGCGCGTCGGATGACGATGACGATCTGATCGCCAGCCTGATCGAGGCCGCGACTGATTTTATCGAAGGTCCGAACGGGATCGGCTCTGTCCTGATCTCCAGCCAATGGCGTCAGTCTTTTGACGACCTCAACCTCTCCATCGCTCTGAACCCGATCCAGTCGGTCGATCAGATCACCGTCCTGACCGACACCGGATCAGTGGATTTGGACCTCGATCTGATCCACGTCGCGGCCGATCAGACGCCCGCCAAGATTGTCATCCTCGCTGACAAGCCGGTGGCCAAGCGCGTCCCCGGTGCGGTCTCTGTGACCTTCACGGCTGGCTATGGCGACACCCCGGCTATGGTCCCGGCCGATCTTCGACACGCGGCTCTCTGGCTGGTGGCCAACTGGCATGAAAACCGTGGCGACGACGCCTCCAAGAGCGTCATCCCGCCGACTGTGGATCGTGTCCTGAACAAGTATCGGTCGTTCTGAACCGGCGATCAGACCACCCGGCTAAATATGGGAATGAAGACCGTTCATTTCCTCAAAGAGTTCTATTGGGTTCCGCTCGATAACGCTTCCATCACGATCCGCTATCCCGAAGGCTACTTCGGCGAAGTCGATGACCTTTGCGCGCTCCAAGCCATCGCCGATGGCCGCGCGTTGGAGGAAGAAGGTCTCTTCGCCCAAGGCGACGAAGCCTATGAACTTTTCGATCCCGAAGTGGCCAAGGCGATCCTTGAACACAACGATCCCGACTATTTCAAAGGCGACGAAGCCGACGCTTACGAACCCGACGAAGAGCCGGGGGAAGAGTAAGCCTTGGCGATCCTTCCCAACATTGGCGAGATGCGTCACCGCGTCCGCTTCGAGCGTCAACGATCCGAGGCGAACGAAATTGGTGACCTGACCGGGGTCTGGCGCCCGCTGGTCTCCGGCGTCGCCGCACGTCTGGTCCCGACTAAGGGTGGGGAAGACGTTCGCGCCGCGCGCATGGCCGGGACGGTCACCTTCGACCTGACGATCCGCTCCACCCAATCAACGCGCGCGGTGACCGCTTCTGACCGTCTGGTCGATGAACGCTCCGGCGCCGTCTATGCGGTCCTGACACCGCCTCTGAACCTCGATGGCAAAGACCGTTTCCTGACGTTCACCGTCGAAGCTGGAGGTCTGACCCAATGAGTTGGACGGGCCTCGGCGACTTCGAAACCTACCTCAAGAAGGCCCGCGAAGACGCGGCGTCAGAGGCTCGCCGCGCCTGTCAGGTCTCGGCCGACGAATTGGTCCAGAGGGTCAAGAACTCGGTCCCGAAGGGCGATCCTCGCAACGGCCACATCACGGATTCCGTCCACGCCTACAAAAAGGACGAAGACACTTTCGCCGTGAAGATCGGTGGCGAGGCGACCCCATACGCGGCGGCTCTGGAGTTCGGCCACGCCGCTCCAGATGGCTCGCGCGTCCCTCCACAAAAGGTCTTCTTCCCGAATGTTCGGGTCATCAACAAGAAGCATGGCCGCCGGATCAGACGCTGGTTCCGTAAGGCCATCAAAGACAGTGGAGCCGTCTAATGGCTGAACCCTCCTACGCCATCGCCAAGGCCGTCAAAGCCGCAATGGACGCCATCCCCGGCGTCAAGGCTTACCCGCGTGTCCCCGAAGGCGCGAAGCTCCCTTATCTGGAGATCGGCCAAGACCAGATCGTCGGCGAAGACGACGCCGGAGCGTTCTTCCGCGCCTATGTCGAAGTCAGCGTGTTCGCGGCCACCACGGCTGAAATGAAGACGCTGGTCGGCAAGGTCTACGCCGCTCTCTATCGCGATCTGACGCTCGATGGTTTCGGTTGCCATGAGCATCACTATGACGGAATGATCCCGCGCTCGATCAACACTGACAAAGAAAAGATCGAGCAAGGTGTCATGACGTTTGAGTATCTGGTCCAAGCTCAACCCTAAGCCCGGCCAAAACAGGTCGCCCGAATAAATACTCCGAAACATCCTTTCGGAGAACTATTCCATGGCCTTCCTTCAACCGGTGCTCGGTCACCAAATCCTCATTCAAATCGGCGACAACGGCACGCCTGAGACCTTCGCTCACTCCAACGTGGTCAACACGACCCGTGGGATCACGCTGACCCTCGAAGCCGAGACGGACGATCTGGTCGATCTGGCCGATCAGTCGGCTCCCGCTGGCAAGTTCCGTCGCGCCAAGTCCAAGGACGTCAAGATCGACGGTGCTGGCATGATGTCGGCGGACGACACCTTCGAGTGGATCGAGCGCGCCGACAAAGGCGACCCCTTCAACATCAAGGTTACGGACGGTAACTGGATCGGCGTTGGCAAGGTGCTTTGCACTCAGTTCCAACTCTCGGCCGACCGCACGAAGCCGGGCGAAAACCAACTGACGCTGGAACAAGCCGAACCGTTCACTTGGACCCAAGTCCCCTAAGACTGGTCTGAGATCGCACTAGAGAGCCGGGGCCTTGGTCCCGGCTTTCGCGTGTCTGGCTCCAGCTAAATATTGGATGCAATCAACCCTTACCCACGGCGACGGGCGGATCATCGAGTTCGTTGGCAACGACGACTATCCGCTCCAGCTTAAAGTCAAACAGCTTCGGCTTCTCCAAGCTGAAACGGGCTTCGGCCCTTCCATCACCCTGACCCGGCTCCAGAGCGGCGAATGGTTCGTGGACGATATCATTGAGCCGATCCGCCTCGGCCTGATCGGCGGCGGGATGGACGACCGGGAGGCCAAGCGTCTGGTCGATGGCTACGTCACCGATGGCAACCTTGTTCGCTATCAGGTCGTCGCCCTGAAAACCCTTCTGGCCGCGATGACCGGCGCCCCGGAGGACATGCCCGATATGGGGGAGACTCCGGCTCCGACGATGACGATGGGCGAGGACTGGTTCGATGGGGATCACTCTACGCCTTCGGTGGAGCCTCTGGATTCTCCCCTCGACAAATCGACGACCTAACCATGTGGGAGTTGGGTCACGTCGTGTCTGGTTGGAAGCAAGCCAACGGCCAGAACCAAGACGAAGGTCCGCGCTCTCCCTCTAAGGCAGAGTTCGAAGCCGCGCTTGAGAGGTTCGGGGTCGCCTGAACCTGACGATGGGGCCATCCGGCTAAATATCGGATGGCCACCATTGCAAGTTTGGAGGCGCGATACAGCGCCAACATCATCCAGTTCGACCGTGAACTGAAGCGTCTACAGACACTCAACAAGCGCGCGACTGATCGCGTCTTGAACGATCACAAACAGTCCGCCCGCGACGTGAACAACGCTTGGGCGAAGGCCGACATCGGCGGCGCCATGAACCGTTCGTTGGGGAATGGCCTCGGCCAGCTTCGCGGCCAACTCATGGCCTCCATCGCGGCCATCACGTCGGGCGCGGGGATCGCGGCGGCGGTCGGTCTGGCCGACACCTACACCCGCTTCCAAAACTCGCTGAAGGTCGCCGGTCTGGCCGGAACCGAACTGGCCAAGGTCCAGAACTCGCTCTTCGAGATCGCCAACCGAAACGGTCAGGCGGTGGAGAGCCTTGGCCTTCTCTACGGCCGAATGGCCATGGCGACGAAGCAACTCGGCGCCTCGCAATCCGACCTTCTCGCCGTCGTCAACTCGGTGTCCTCGGCCGTCAAGATTTCAGGCCGCCCGGCTTCGGAAGCCGCTGGCGCCATGACCCAACTCTCGCAAGCTTTCGCCGGTGGCAAGGTCCGCGCGGAAGAGTGGAACTCGGTCGTTGAGAACATGCCTTCGCTGGCTCTGGCCGTGGCGAACGCTTCGGAGAAATACCGGGGCAACCTCGGCGCGCTCAAGGCCGACGTGGACAAGGGCAATTTCTCTTCCGCTGAAATGCTCCGGCTCTTGAAGCTGGTCGAACCGGCTCTCCGCAAACAAGCCGAACTCGCCGGGACGACCGCCGCTCAAGGCTTCGAAGTCCTCAAGAACAAGATGATCGAAGCGGTCGGTGCGGCCGATGCGAAATGGGGCGCCACCCGTCGTTTGGGTGAAGCTCTCCAATGGTTGGCCAACAATCTGGATGAAGTTGCTCAAACGCTTGGCCAAGTCACCATCGCCATGTCGGTGTTGATGGCTCCGGCCATCGGTCGGGCCACTCTCGCGCTCGGCGGGTATGCGGCCAGCACTATCGCGGCCCGTGTCGCGACCATCGCCTCCATCCCCGGCGTGATCGGCCTGACGGCTGGCATGAACGGGATCACGGCCTCGGCCGCGACTGCCCGCATGGCGATGATGGCCCTAACCTCGGCCACGGGGATCGGTCTGGCGATCACGGCCATTGCGGCGGCGGTCGGGTTCTTCGCCGTCAAATCCTATCAGGCCAGCGAGGCGACCCGTCAGCTTCGAGAGCGCGTGGCTCAAAAAGCGCAAGCTCTTCGGGAGGCGAAAGCGGCGGCTGATCAGGCTCGCCAGCAAACCGGAACACTGACGGCGGCCGAAATGGCGGCGGCGACCCAAACGGCGGCTCTGACCGGTCAGGTCGGCCTTCTGGAAAACGCCTACTATCGCGCGGCGGCAGCGGCCAAATATCTGGCTTTGACCCAAAACGCTCAGCGCGTGGTCGAAGCCGACCGCGACTTCCGTGCGGCCGAGGCTGGCGTGAACGTCTCGGAGAACCGCGCCCGTCGTAGCGCCCGTGGTCCCGGCTACTATGGCTCAGCCGATGGTCGTCAGCCCGCTCCGGCAGGACTGGACCGCGTGGTTGAAGGTTCCATCAACTCCAACCCCGACGTGGTAGCGGCTCGCCGCGCTCGCGAAGACGCGCGTCTTGAGCGTGAAGCGGCCATCGCTGAACGTCGCGACCTCAAGAAAATCCGCCTCGAAGACCAACGCTGGCAACCGACCGCCACGGCGCCGGTCGTATCGGCAGACGGTAAGAAAGGCGGCGGTGGAGGCTCCAGCGGACCTTCCGCAGAGGATCGCGCCCGCAATGATCGCGAGGCCACCGCTCAGGCCGAACGCTCGCTCCGAGACGCCGTTCGTGCTCAAGCCGTCACGGCCATGGATCGTCACGTCGTGGCCATCGAAGCTCTGGCTGACGACCGGGAGATGGCGGTCATCGCCATCAATCAACGCGAGCTTGAGCGCGAAATCACACCGGCGACCGCCGAGAAACTTCGCGGCCTCGAAACGGATATCTACAACGCTCGCCTGAAAGCCGAGACAGATCGCCGACAAGAAGAGCTTCGCCAAGCCGAGATCGAACTCCAGCAATACCGGAACGAAAGTCTGGTGGAGGCCGCGCGTCTCGATGTCGAAGAGCTTCAGTCGAAGGCTCAGTTCGCCACGTCCATGGACGAACGTCACGACTATGAGCGCCAAGCCCTCGCCGCAACGCAACGCGCCGACGCCCTCATGTTCGCAGCGGAGCAAGAGGCTCTTCGTCTCCAGCTTGAGAAGAATGGTCACACCAAGGCTCAGATCGACCAAATCCTCGCCGACCGTCAGGCTGGCTTCGACCGTCGCGCCGCTGGCCAAACGGCTGACCTCGGCCGAACTCAGGATCGCGAGAACGGCCCGAACTCGATCACCGAATGGGCGACCGCGTTCCGCGATGCGACCAACGCCGGAGAGAGCCTGAACCAGAAGCTCTATGGCATCGCCGAGGGCGGCATCAACGCTCTGACCGATGGTCTGACCGACGCCCTCATGGGCGCGAAGTCGCTTGGCGAAGCGTTCGCCGACATGGCCAAACAGATGATCGCTCAATTGGTCAAGCTGATGGTCCAGTGGGCGATCTGGGAAGCCATCGGTCTGGCCACTGGCAACGGACCCGGTTGGGGCTTGAAAGTCATCGGCCTGTCTTCAGGCAAGGGCGGCGTTAGCGGCAAATCCGGCAAGAACGGGAACTGGATGGGGACCAACAACTTCGCCGGTGGCTCAACGTGGGTTGGCGACACCGAACTGATCAACCTTCCTTCCGGGTCTCAGATCATCCCGGCGAACGTCGTCCGCAACGCCATGAACACCAAGCCGAAATCCATGGGCGGCGGCCAAACTATCGTGAACCAGATCACCGTGGACGCGACCGACGCCGTGTTGGGGCAGACCGTGAAGGGCTGGATTCATGAGGCGGTCGGCCAAGGCATGGTCGCGACCAAGGCGATGATCGCTCAGGATCAACAGAAGGCCGGTCGCAACCGGCTCATGTAGGGGTTCACCTAAATATGGGATGGCAACCATCCCATCCCTTCCTCTTGGCTCGCAGACGAATATCCGTCTGAAGAGCAACGCGAACATTCTCGAATCCAGCTTTGGTGGACCGTCTCAACGGAACGCCAAGCTGGGCGACCGCTGGACCCTTGAGGTCGTGTGTCGTCCGATGCGCGCGGCTCAAGCCAACCCGGTCATCACCGCTCTTCTCCAAGGTCTCTCTGAGAAGCTGATCGCGAACGTCCCTCAACCGGGCTTCGAGATCGGCAACCCCGGCAACCCGACCGTCTCCGGCGCGGGTCAGGCTGGATCGTCGGTGACCATGACGGGCTTCACGCCCGGCTACCAAATCCGCAACGGTCAGTTCTTCTCCATCGTCGCCAACGGTGTCCGCTACCTTCACCGCGCCCGTGCAGACGTGACCGCGAACGGCACTGGAGCGGCGGTCGTCCCGATGCTCCCGATGCTCAAGGTCAGCCCCCCGGCTGGTTCTGTGTGTGAGTTCTCCCAACCCAAGATCGAAGGCTTTGTGGACGGCAACGAACAAGGCTGGACCATCGGCATGGTCGCCAACGTCGGCCTGACCTTCAAGATCACCGAGGCTCAATAATGGCCTTGGATTCTGCGATGAACGCGGCGCTTGGCGCCCACACGATCCGATCCTTCATGGCCATCCGCGTGGAGCTTCCTGACAACAACACGATCAATCTGATCACCGGCTCCGGTTTCGTCACCTTCCCGGTGGATGGCGTCCCCACGACTTTCAAGTCCAAGGACGCGATCTTCGGCGTCCTGTCGTCGGTCTCCAGCGTGTCCGAAGCGTTCGCGACCTCGGCTCCGCACCTTGCGATCAATTTCCTCCCGCCGACCGCCGACGCTATCGGCGCGCTCTCCGCACCGTTGGTCCAAGGCTCCCGCGTTCGCGCTTGGGCGGGTCTGGTCAATGAAGAGAGCGGTCTGGTGATCGGCCAGCCCGAACGCCTTTGGGTCGGTCGCGTGGACACGGCCAAGACCACCTTGGACGCCAACAACCGCGTCGTGGAAATGGACGCCGCGTCCGTCTTCGAACGCCTCTTCGCATCGTTGGAGAGCGAGCGTCTGAACAAGGTCTGGCATCGGGCTTTCCACCCCAACGAAAGCGGTCTGGACTACAACATCGCCGCGCTGGTCGATCCCATGTGGGGCGCCGACGCTGGCAAGCCGCAACCGTCTTCGGGACCGGTCGCGGGTGGTGGCGGAAGCTATGGCGGCGGGGGCGGCTCCGGCGGCGGATCAAGCGGCGGCTCTGGTGGAGGCGGCGGCGGACGCTACGGCGGCGGCTACGACATGCAAGTCTACTGATCCGCCTAAATATCGGCATGAATCACAACATCCTGATCGCAAGGGTCCAAGCCGCCGAACTCGCCCATCGTTGTTTCTATGAACAGCCCTTCGAATGGGGGCGCAACGATTGCGCGCATCTGATCGCAACCGTCCTGACGGCGCTCGGCCATCCCGATCCGTTGAAGGGCTTCCGCAAATACTCGACCGACGCTGGAGCTAAGCGCGCCCTTCTCCAGAAAGGCTTCACAAAGGTCGAAGACGTTCTGGACGATAGCCTCAAGCTGGAGCGCATCGCACCAGCGATGACGCTTCCCGGCGATCTGGTCGCGATCCCCGGCGTGTCGGAAAGCCAACCCGCACCCGATGGATCAACCATGGCTTCGACCGGCGACGCGCTCGGCGTCGTCTTGGATGCTGACCGCATCATGGCCTTCATCGACACCGGCCACGGGACAACTTGTCAGGTTGGTTCGCTGACCGCTGCAACCATCGCTTGGAGGTCCATCTAATGCCTCCCGTAGCAGCAGTCGCCGCCATCGCCTTCGGTGCGATCTCGGCTGGCGCGGCCATTGCCGGAGCCGTGGGCGTGACGGCCTTCCTTGGCCTGTCTGTGGCCACTTGGGCGGCCATCGGCGCCGTGGGGATGCTGGTGTCTGGTCTGGCGCTCGCGGCCACCATGCCGAAGCCGAAAGTCCCCGATTCCGCTGGTCAACAACTGAACATGAAGCTGAACCCAGATTCGGCTTTGCCGGTCGCCTATGGGCGAACCGCAACTGGTGGTTCGATCTACTATCGGGACACCTCCGGCAAATCGAACAAGACGCTGGCCATGCTGGTGGCGCTGTCCATCGGCGGGGCCATTGGTGGGGTCTCGGAGGTCCGCGCCAACGATTACCAACTGAGCCTGTCAGGCGGCTTCTCAGGCGGCAAACAGACCACCATCGCGGCCATCGGTGACACCGCCTCCAAGTCCAAGATGTTCAAAAAGAACAGCTTGCACTTCTGGCACCTGAACGGCGCCGATCCGCAGCCCCAAACCTTCGCCCAAGTCTCTGGTCTTCCGATCCCGGCCGACCGTGCGTCGGGTGTCGCCACGGCGATCATCCAAGCCGACTACGACCAAGAGGTCTTCCCGCAGGGCCTCCCGAAGTTCAATTGGGTGGTCAACGGCCAGCGCGTCTACGATCCGCGCAAGGACTCCACCTATCCCGGCGGCTCCGGCTCGCATCGCATCGACAATCCCGCGACGTGGGAATGGTCGGAGAACCCGCACCTTTGCGCCCTGAACTGGACGCTCGGTCGCTGGAAAGACGGGAAGAAACTCTTCGGCATCGGCGCCCCGCCGGAAGAGGTCGATATCCCGGCCTTTGTCGCCGGTGCGAATGTCGCGGACGCTCTCGGCTGGACCGTGGGTGGTGTCGCTCAGACGACCGACGACAAGTTCGCCGTCCTCGGAACGCTTCTCCAAGCGGGCGGCGCGATCCCGCTTGTCCGTGGCGCTCAGATTTCGGTCCTGACCTACACGGTCAAACCGTCGATCTACACGATCACCAAGGACGACGTGGTTGGCTCGGCCAGCGTCGTAAATACGGCCCCGCACCGTGACCGCAAGAACCGCATCACGCCGACCTATCGCGCCGAAAGCCAGTTCTGGAATCTGGTCCCCGGCGAAGCCGTGTCAGCGGCTCAGTATGTCGCCGAAGACGGTGGCGAAGTCCGTTCGACCGAACTCCAGCTTCCGTTCGTCCAGAAGACGGCTCAGGCTCACCAGCTTGCGACCTACGATCTGGTCAACACTCGCGAGTTCCTGACTTTCGAGATCACGGCGAAGCCCAAGCTTCTGGCCGTCCGCGTCGGCGATTGCGTGACCGTCACGCTCCCCGACATCGCGGTCAACAACCAGAAATGTATGGTCGTTCAGCGCGATTTCGACCCGAACACTTTCCAAGTGAAGCTGACGCTCCGCTCGGAGACTGACGCCAAACACGCCTTCGCGCTCGGCCAGTCTCAGGTCGCCCCGCCGTCGCCATCCCTGTCCACGTTCGACCCGTCTAACCCCGATGGTCCGGGCGAAGGATCATGGGTGATCTCCGACACGTCGATCCTGAATGACGCTGGCGCTCAGCAACCGGCGTTGGTGGTTTCTGGCGCGAACGATGACCCGACCACTCAAGCGGTGATCGTGGAAATCCGCCGATCCGGTGAGACCGAATGGACCGCACCTCGCGAAGGTCCGTCCTCCTCCACTCAGTTCATCGTCACCGACGTCGTGGCTGACACGGATTACGAAGTGGCGGTCTCTTACCGCACGGTCCTCGGCATCGTCTCCGAACGGATGGTGATCGGCCCTGTCACGGCTGGTGCTCAGTTTGCGGGCGGCGTCCGTCCGGGTGGCATCGGTTGGAACCCCAATGATCCCAACTCTCCGATCATCGGTGTCCCGCCGGTCCTGACCGATCTGGACGAAAACGGTCACATTGACGGTGGGATGGTCAACGCCGGTGACGGCCTGACCGTCTTGGAACGCTTCACCGCGTTCGGCGAAGAACTCGCCGCCGCCAACGAGACCATTGCAAACGCTCAGGCCGTCGTGGACGCGGTTCCGGGGCAGATCGACAACGCAATCAACACGGCTCACGCCGAGTTGGAGGCGGCCCGCGCGAACCTCCAAGACCAGATCGTATCCACCAACGACACGATCAACACTAACCGGACGGACGCCGAGACGGCCCTCGCCGAGGTCAACGCGCAAATCACGCTGAACAACCCGGCGGCGGGGACGCTCGGCCAACGGTTCATCACCGCCGAGACCATGACGGCCTCCACGGTTACCAAGGTCTCCGCATTGGAAACCGTGGTCGGCACGTCGGCCAACGAAGCCGGAACGCTTCGCGGCCGGGTATACAATCTGGAGCAATCCTCCAGCGAAGGATCGACGGTCACCGCTCAGCGGATCAGCGGTCTCGAAGCATCGGTCGGCCTGAACAACTCAGAGGGTCTTCGCGCCCGTATGGCCACCGTTGAGGTCGCCACGACGGACGGCCGCTTCGCTACCTCCAGCCGGGTCAACGACCTCGAAGCTCGCCTTGGCGCGGGCAACGGGACCAGCGTCACCGCCCGCCTGACGACTGTCGAGACGGCTACCACGGATGGCCGCTTCGCTACCGCGTCACGGGTGTCCGCGCTCGAAGCCACGGTCAACAATCCCACGGGTGGTGTGGCCAACCTCGGCGCCCGCATGGCGACCGTGGAGACCGCGACGACCGATGGTCGCTTCGCGTCTGCGACTCGCGTCACGGCGTTGGAGGCTTCCTCCAAGTCGTTCCCGAACTTGCTCAAGAACGGCGACTTCACCCGTGGCGTCAACGATTGGGGCAAGGATCAAGCGGGGACGTTCGACCGCTACTATCACACGACGCTTGGCTCCATCGGCTACTTCAACGGCGCCGAATACGTCTACACAGCGACGATCCCGGCTGAGCCGAACAACGCCTACAGCCTGTCGTTTGAAGGCGAGCGTGGCGGCGGCAACGGCTACGCCCAAATCCAATGGCTTCCATCCTATGCCGCGTCGGCAGCGGTCGCTCTCCCGAACGATTGGGGAACCCGCGCCAAGCTCGAAAACATCATCGCCCCGGCCGGGACGACCGGTCTTCGTGTCGTGTTCTATCGCGGAACGGCGGCGCAAGTTCACATGTCGCGCGTCAAGGTCAACAATGGCGTGGTCGCGACCAATTGGTCCGACGAAGGTAGCGTCACCGACACGAACGCTCGCCTCGGAGTGGTCGAGACCGCGACCACTGACGGACGTTTTGCGACCGCGAGCCGCGTCACCGATCTCGAAGCCACCGTCAACACTGGACCGAACCGCAACGGTCAACTGGCGGCTCGGATCACCTTGGTCGAGACCGCAACGACAGATGGCCGCTTCGCCACGGCGTCGCGCGTCAACGACCTCCAAGCGACCCTTCAGACCCGCAACAACCTTTGCCCGAACGGTGGCCTCGAAAATGGCCTGACCGGCATTTCGGGACCGGCTGGAATGGTGTGGTCCAACGGTGGTTGGGGACCAACCGCCGTGGTCCACAACCCCGGCTCGGGGACACACGTCATTTCGTTCCCGCAGTTCGACGTCTACGGTGGGAACTACTACACGATCAGCGGCGACACCGTTCTCTTCGCGGCCAGCGGCCACGTCTCGTATCTCGACATCATCTTCTTCGATAGCGCGGGGAACGTGTGCGGCGACGGACCTGAAAAATCCATCAACGTCCAGCACGATTTCAGCAACGCGCCGTCGCGCCTCCAAGAACACGCCGTCCACACGCTGGCTCCCGCCAACGCCGTGAAGGCTCTCGCTCGCGCGGTGTTCGGTGGGAACTCCATCACCGCTTGCGGTGTCCGCCGGGTGAAGGTTGAGATGGGTCAAACCCCGGCGACCCAATACACGCCGGAAGCTTCTGGCGTTCAGACCAGCGCTCGCCTGACGACCGTCGAGACCGCCACCACGGACGGTCGTTTCGCTTCGGCCACCCGTGTCGGCCTTCTTGAGGCTCGCGGCACCGACGCGATCAACCGCAACGGCAACTTCGCCGTCGATTTCGGCAACGGAGCGATCCCTTCCGGCTGGTCTGACTGGTCAGGTGCGGCGAACAACACCACCCGCGTCAACGGCGTGGCGTCGAACAACGCCGTCCGTTTCACCACGGCGGCTGGCCAAGATCGCGGGATCAGCCAGACAGTCCAGAGCATTTCGACCGGCTGGTATGTCCTCGAAGGGACCGTGACGCTGGAAAGCGGAAGCCTTCTTGGCTCCGGTATTCTGGTCCAGTTCTTCAACTCCGGCGGAACGGAGATTGATAACGCCCAACTGCGCTTCGCCGAACAGCCCGACATCTCCGGCAACGTCCAAGGCGCCGGGTCGGCTGGCAAGACTTACCGCTACTCGTTCCTGAAGAACGCTTCGGCGGCTGGCATCACCCAAGCCAACATCTACGCGATGGCTGGCTGGGCTGGTTTCGGCACCATCGCAGCCAAGACGATGACATTCCACGAAGCCAAGATTCGTCAGGCTTCGTCGGCGGAAATCGCCGTGGGCGTCGCAACCCCGGCTGGGTCAAACCTCAACGCTCGCATCGGCCTGATCGAGACGGCGACGACCGATGGTCGCTTCGCCACCGCACAACGCGCATCCGATCTCGAAGCGACGGTCAACACTGGACCGAACCGCAACGGTCAACTGGCCGCTCGGATCACCGTGGTTGAAACGGCCACGACGGACGGTCGCTTTGCTACGTCCACGCGCGTCAACGACCTCCAAGCGACCCTTCAGACCCGCAACAACCTTTGCCCGAACGGTGGCCTCGAAAACCAACTGGTCGGGATGACGTCCTCTCACACCCTCGCTTACGCGAACGGTGGCTGGGGACCGTGCGCGATGGTCTACAACTCGGGATCGGCGACGGTCACGATCAACTTCCCCCGGTTCTCTGTCTACGGTGGGAACTACTACACGATCAGCGGTGACACCGTTTGCTTCGGGTCCAGCGGTCAGGTCGCCTATCTCGACATCATCTTCTTCGACGCCAACGGCGCGGTGTGTGCTGACGGTCCCGAAAAGCCGATCTACGGCCAACACGATTTCACCAACGGAACCGGCCGTCTCCAAGATCACGCGATCCACACGCTGGCGCCGTCAAACGCGGTTCAGGCTCAGGCCCGCGCTGTTTTCCACGGTAACGGCATCACCGATTGCGGTGTCCGTCGCGTCAAGGTCGAGATGGGTCAAACCCCGGCGACCCAATACACGCCGGAAGCTTCTGGCGTTCAGACCAGCGCTCGCCTGACGACCGTCGAGACCGCCACCACGGACGGTCGTTTCGCTACGGCTTCGAGCGTCACCAGCCTGACCGCCCGCGTGAACTCGCAAGGCGGAAACCTTCTGATCAACACCGATTTCGAGAGCGGAACCGGCGGCTGGTCACCCGGTGGCCAAGTGGTCGCTCCGCTGGTCGTGAACCCGGCTGGTGATCCTTGGCATCCGGTCGGCGAAAACGTCGTCGGCTTCAACGTCGTCGGCTCGGCTGGTTATTCTGACATCTCTTCGGATCGCGTCTCGGTCGAAGGCGGCAAATGGTATGACCTGTCCGCCTACATCGCGACGCACCGCGCGAACGTGAACATGTATATCGGCTGGTTCAACGCCGCCGGTGCGAACCTTGGATATCCTGACGGCCCCGGCGAGTTCGTCCCGGCTTCGGGCGGCCAAAGCCTCAACCAGTTCACCCGCCGCTGGTTCAAGGCTCAGGCGCCGTCCGACGCTGCGTTCGCCATCGTCATCTTCCGCAAACTGGCCACCAACTCAGGTGGAGATTCGTGGCTCTGGCTCTGCCGCCCGATGTTCGGGGAATGCTCGGCTTCGACCACTGAGCCGCGTCCGTTCACCCACGGCAACGCCCGCAACCTCGCCGGTCAAATTCTGTCCGCGAACAACGTCACGGCCGACCTTCGCGGCCGGGTTCAGGCAACCGCTGGCCTGACCGTCCAAGCGGGTAACCGCGTGGCCGGGATGCGCTTCCACGCGACTGACGGAACCGACCAGAACTATTCGTCCATCGACTTCCTCGCCGACACCTTCCGCGTCTGGTCGCCGGATCAAAACACCGGAATCCCGCCCTTCGAGGTCAGGAACGGCGGGGTCAGAATGAAGTCGGCGTTCGTTGACCGCTTGTCGGTCGGCACGTCGATCACGCTCGGCTCCGGCATCCAGTTCAAGGTCGCCGTCCAGCCTATCGACATCAACGTGACCGATGGCCAGTCGATTAACTTCGGCTACGATTTGGGCGCGAACCCGTCCCTGACTTTTGCGGGCAACAACCTCGCTCCGCTCAACGCTGGCGAGACCTACAACCTCTATGCCGAAAACCTGTCTCCGACTGGCTTCATCGCCCGTCTGAAAATCTCGACGCCCGCTTCCCCGGCGAACCTCGCGACCGGCTGGCTCGGCGCGAACGCTAACGGGCCGACCAGCCACCATATGTATATCGACCAATACGGCGGTCGCTCTACGACGGGCGGCTATAACGTCCGGGTCAACGGCTACAACCGCATCTACAGGATGCGGCAGTTCAACCAGCCTAACCAACCCGAATACGTCTACGACGACCCCTACGAACAGGTCCAAGGCGAAACGTGGATCACCGTCTACGGATGGAATGGTGGGGCTTGGGTCGAACTCGATACGATTTGGATCGGCCCGAACTGGACCTCGGCGAACGGCTATCAGGATCAATACTTCGACGTGACGCAGACTGTCCCGACCGGGACGAACATCTCGCACATCGGCGTCGCCGTCACCTATGAGACCTACGCTCAATCCTACGTCGCCAACCTCGCCGTGGACTGGCAGACTCAAGGCTCCGGCGGCGGTCTCCGCTCCGCTACGCCGAACGGTCAGGTCAGCGCCGTCACCATCCGTCCGAAGTCCTAAATATGGGAATGGACCCTATCTACACCTACCATCGCTTCAGCTTGGAGGCCGACTGTCTGGCCTCCGAGACTGAAATTCCCGAAGGGCTTCTGGCTTGCGCCTGTAGCCGACGCAAACTGGCCTCGGAACTCTTCGACGCTCGCAACTACGACCAACTTCCCGGCGATTGGGCTTGTCTCGTTTGTTTCTCGGCTATCGACCGGGACGAACGGGTTGCGGCTGAACAGGCGTCAGCCCTCGCGGCTGGACCAGACTGGACGAACGTCAGGGCCGAACGTCAGTGGAGGCTTACCGCTTCCGATTGGACGCAAACGCTGGACGCTCCGCTGACGGCTGAAAAGGTCGTTGAGTGGGGAGCGTATCGCCAAGCCTTGCGCGACGTGACGGAGACGTTCGCTGATCCAGCCGACGTCATCTGGCCAACCAAGCCTGACTAAATATTCCTATGACAACCGAAACAAACAATCTTTCCGAAGCCATGCGCGCCGCTGGCGCGTCCATCGTCAACGCCATGGCCGAAGTCCAGCTTCTGGCGATCTCCCACGACCACCTTTGGGCTGGTCACGGCGGTCGCCCGGCGTCCATCGAAGCGGCCTTGAACGGTTTGGACTACCAGAAACGCGCACTAGCCGAAGTCTTCGATCTGGCGATGGTTTCCCCGGAAGAGGCCGACGCACCGGCTGAAGACGGCGAATAAGCGTCTCCGAATAAATAGAGGACAATCCAGATCAAGGTTTTCCTCACATGGCATTTCTTCGCACTTCCGCCGCTCTCAAGTCGGCACAACTGAACGAACGCTATCGTTTCCGCCGTTGGCGCGAACGGTAAGATCGAATTCTACACCGGCGCGGCACCACGATCATCATGGCGGCGGCTTCGGCCGTCCAAGGCGCGACGCTCCACCAAGATCGCTGGTCAAGGCTCGGCAACCATTGGGGCGCCGTCCGCCAACGCTACCGGAACGTCCATCTTGGTCGGTCAGGAAGGCACTGGCCAAGGCTTGATCTCGGCTCCGACCGGGGAAGCCTCTGGAACGATGGCGATCACCGGCCAAGCCTCGGCAACCATCCCCGCACCGACCGCAACGGTCACAACGAAGGTCTTCATCCGTGGCGTGGCTGTCATCCAGATCGCTGGTCCCACGGCCTCGGCCAATGGTCCGTCCAAGATCAGGGGCGGTGGTTCGTTCACCATCCCCGCACCGGCTGGCGATGCGAGCGGAACTAGCATCTTGGTCCCGCGTGTGGGTGTCGGTCACGGCTACGCCGAAGGACCGTCAGGGGAGGCTCAGGGGACGCTTGCCTTCACCGGTCAGGGGAATGTCACCGCCATGGCTCCCACGGCCTCTGTGGCGGCCACCAGCGCGATTGTCGGCCAAGCGTCGGCAACGATCCCCGCGCCTACGGGTGAAGCGTCTGGAGCCATCCGTGAGGCTGGCGAAGGCGTCGGCGAGAACGCTGGCTTCATCGGTCAAGGCGAAGGTGATTCCGTCATCCTCCCGATCTTCGGCCAAGGCTTCGGCATGATGGACGGACCCTCGGGCGAGGCTCTGGCGACGCTGGTGATCCGTGGCGAAATGACGGGCTTGATCCCATCGCCGACCGCCTCGGCCGCCGGTTACAGTTGGTTGATGGAGGCTCTTCCGGGGACGTCGATCTCAGCCGAGTTCGACGGTCGCGCCTTGGCGGCTGACAACGATGATCGAAGCCTCTCGGCCGACCCGGATTCAAGGTCCGCAGGATAACTAAGAGATGGCAAAGAACTTTTCCAAACCCAAAGACCCGCGCGACGTCGCTCGCTACTCCTACGATTTCGAACCGGTGATGGGCGAAGAAGAAACCATCATGGGGACGCCTACGGTGACCCTCCCGGCGGATAGTGATCTGGTGGTCCAAGGCCAGCCGTCCGTGGTCGGCAAGGCCGTCTTCGTCACGCTCCAAGGCGGGGCTGACGGCATGGCCTACGCCATCGAGTTCGAAATCCAGACCTCCGAGGGTCAGACCTTCAACCGCAAGGCCGTGTTGAAGGTGAAAGACCTCTGATCCATGACCACACCGAAACTTCCCCACACCTTGGAGACTGAACTTGCGGTTCTGAACACCAAGCTCGATGGCATCCAAACGACACTGAACGTCCGCCTGACGCACATGGATGATCGGATCGGAGGTTTGGCCAAACTCTTGGACGCCAAGACTGACAAGAGCCAGACCGAGGATCGGTTCGTGTCGGCCAACGCCCGCATCGAAAAAATCGAAGGCCATATCAACAAGTTGGTTTGGCTGATCGTGGGCGCCGTGGTCATCGCCGTGATCGGGATGGTCATCATCAAACCTGATCGAGCCGCGAACCAGACCGCTCAACTGACGGTTCCGGCCGTCGTCCAGCAACACGCCCCGGCTCCAGCCGTCCCGCCGGTGGCCAAATGAACCTGACCTCCATCGTCATGAACAAGTTCGTCCTCGCTGGCCTCGCCAGCGTCGCGATCATCGGAGCCGGTTTCTTCTGGCTCCACACCCACGATCAAGCGATCCGCGCGACCGTGGTGGCCGAGTATCAGCCGAAGCTTGAAGCGGCCGAAGAGGCTCTGGAGAAGGCCGAGGCGAACGTCGTCTTTGAGCGTCAGCAAGCGGCCAAGAACAGCCGTGCGGCTCAGGGCTACGCGCGTGAAAGGCTCATCATCCAAGAGCGCGTCGCCGAGGCTGATCGAACGATCCAAGCTGATATTGCGACCGGAAAGTTGCCGAACCCGGAGATCAATCCAATCAAGAGCGCGGTCGTTGACGCCATTGAGGGTATGGAAGCTGACCGGATCAAATCGGAGGCTGGTTGAACCAAACCAGCCACGGCCAATGTTGAGCGCCTTTCGATTGGTTCAGTGGACCGGCCATGACGACAAGATTGTCTTCATGATGAAATCCACCGCTCGCCAAGCTTTGAATATGATCGACATGGAATGGCTTTCCCGTCACTCGCGAAAGAGTGGCGGCCAGATCGTAGACGGCTTGGATTTTGGTCTGGTCGGCGGCCGGGTCCGACTGTGATCGTTTGCGAGCTTCATAAGCCGCGCAATGCTGACGGCACCGCTCGCGATTTTCCGCTCGCCAGACTCTGTTCGTGGCGGCCTTTCGCGCTCGGTTTTTCTGGCTCCACTCGCGATCTTTCGCACGACGGGCGTCGATGTTGGCGTATCGGACCCCGGCGATACAGGGCCGACAATGAAACTTGCCCCATCGTCTGTGGCTCGGAGGCCAGTTGTCTCCGGGGACCAACTCCACTTCGCAACGTCGGCAACGATCCATCGGATATTTAGGCGGCTAAATATCCGATGATCCGCGTCGCTTTGATCGGCCTTGTTGCCCTGACCCTCTCCGCTTGTGGTTCGACCAGAACGGTCACCCGCTACGTTCCCGTGGCCATCGACCAGTCGTTCTTCGACCCGGCCTTGTGCGCTTGGCCGAAGAAATCCGACTACATCGTCAGCGGGACGGAAGGCGAAGCCGCGTCCTACGATCTGGCTGGCTACGCCGCTTATCGTTGCGAGCGCGCTGGACGCCTCGGCGCCGGTGCGCGTCAGGCCGAGATCGTCAAGGACATCGAAGCCCGCCCCCAATTACGTTTGACACCCTGACGATCCGTGAGACTATCTATGGGTCAGGCCAAGTAAAGGATAGTAAACACGATATTATTCAAGCAAAAACGGTTGACGAGATGCCGGTCTATGAGACTATGCAATCAGAAAGCAGCCAAGGAGACCAGCTTGAACGATATTCCCTCGAACGATAACATCATCAACCTCGCCGATTTCCGCGAGGCTAACTATGGGATGAAACAAACTTCTCATCCCAACTTCAACATCATCACCGGCGATGCGCTGGAGAAGATGAAGCTCATGGCTTCGGCCAGCTTCGACGCCATCATGTTCAGCCCGCCCTACAATCTCGGCAACTCGACCGGCGCCGGAATCAAGAACGGCGGCAAAAACGGCAAGTGGAAGAACGCCAAGCTCGCCGATGGCTACGACGGCTATGACGACAACATGCCGCGCGACCTCTATGTCCAATGGCAGAAGGACATTCTGACCGAATGCTGGCGTTTGCTGGCCGACGATGGCGTGATCTTCTACCAGCATCACGAGCGCATTCAGGCCGGTATCCTCCAGACGCCCCACGAACTGAACCCCGGCCTCCCGCATCGTCAGACGCTCTACTGGGACCGTGGCTCCAGCCACCTCTTCAACCACAAGTTCGCGACCCCCATCCACGAGGTGATCTACATCTTCGCGAAGCCGAAGTTCTCGTTCCGCAAGAGCCATGGCCTCAAGACCGTCATCCGCATGAACAAGGACCACGGCAACCCGCATCCGGCGCCCTATCCGGTCGAACTGCCGCAGATGATGATTCAGGCTCTCCAGCCGCACCAAACGCGCATCCTCGACCCGTTCTCTGGTTCTGGATCGACTGGCGTGGCGGCTCTGCGCGAGGGTCGCCACTACACCGGCATCGAACAGAGCGCGGAATACGCAGAAGCCTCACGCGAACGTCTGGCCATGGCGGCTTAAACCGCCAAATATGGTTGCGGGATTCCGTTTCCATGAGACGATCCATTTGTAGTCAGGACCACAAGAAACGGGGTCGTCGCGAGGCCAGCGACGCACCCACGGCGGAACGGTCCTGATTATTGGCCGACTACTAAATTTATTTTCGAAGCAATGACCGCCCGTGACGATTCAGCGGGGTCGGAGAAGCGCGCCCAATCACGGGCTGACTACTCGAAAATATTCGAGATCGAGGACGGAAGTATTTGGCGAGCGCCCGCCACCGGCCATCCAGCCGAGGGCTTGTAATCGCTAATGATTTCGGAGAGTCTTGGGTCATCGGAAACGGAAATCGGAGACGCGATGAAGTGAACATTTAGATGAAGGAGACCTCTAACCATGACCAACGATACCAACACCTACGATTACGGTCGCTTCTACGCCCGAAGCGAAAAACACCTGACCGACGTGCTGAATGAGCGCGCTGGTAAGGGTAACTGGATCAAGACCAAGGTCATGATCGACATTTATGGACAAAACATCACGGCTATCGACGGACGTGACCCCGTTCCGACCTTCCCGAATGATGCGGACGACAACGGCGGATGGGGCTACTCCAAACAGGTCTACCGAGGCGTGATCTTCAAAGACGCTGTAGCTGCTTTGAACGTCAAAATGTTTGTAAACTCTGTGGACGATCAGAAACCGGAAGATCGGGTTTTGGCGCGGAGCTTCAATCACGTTGAGGTCGGCGCGCACGCGCGCATCTACGGCCTTCCGGCGTCTGGCCTTCCGTGGGAAACGAAGACCGAGGCCGAAGCCGCACTGACCCAAGCGCGCGAAAAACAGAAAGCCTACCACAAGAGCTTGCGCGAGGACTTCGAGGCCAGCCTCGACCGGGAGGCTCGCTGATGCGCGTCCTGATCCTCGAAGATGAACCGCTGATCCAGATGGCGATGGTCCAAATCCTCGAAGAGGCGGGCCATCGCGTCACCACGGCCGAGACCGCCGAGGGCGCCGCCGCGATCAACCGCGTCGATCCCCACGATGTCGCGATCCTCGATCTGAATCTCGGCGCTGGGCGTCGTGACGGCGTGGACGCGGCGCTGGAGATCATCCGCGACCACCCTCACACCCGGATCATCTTCCAAACCGCACACGCCGATCCGCTGAACTTCAAGCGCATGTGGACCGTGTGTCCCGAAGCGATCCTCGACAAACCCATCAACGAAGCCGCGCTCTTGAAAGCCGTGGCTGGTCAGATCGTGGAGGCGGCGTAATGGCCAAAGTGTCCAAGCAAACGCTCGCCGACATCTACGAGATCGTGGATCGGATCGCCTCGCCGAGTGGAGCCACGCTCCCCGACGCCAAGAGGGTGTCCCTCGAAAGTCACCTGACACCCCGTCACGTCAGCTTCGCGTTGACCGAGTTGAGCGAGAGGGGCGCCCTTGTGCGCGTGGCGAAAGGGCCGCGACGGTGGGTCTTCGACACGGCCGATGGTGAGCCGAACGCCTTGGAATGCGAACTTCTCGAAATGATCTACGGCGCTGACTTCGAGAACGTGACCACATGACCGTCAGCATTCCGGCGGATCGGCTGGCCATCGCCATCGCCAAGAGCCGGTCGTGGAGGGGCGTCAGCCGATACCTTCACCTCCGACCATCGGCCAGAACCCGCGCCACCCTGATCGAGGCGGCTGACCGTCTTGGTCTGGACCACTCTCACTTCACCACCAGCCACAACGCCGGGACGACCCGTCGCTCTGGCCTGATCATTGGAGACTGAACATGGCCACCTATTTCACCGGAGGCGAGATGATGAACCTCGCCGAGTTCACCGCCATCATGGCCAAACAGGGCTGGATCGCTCGCGCGCCGAAAGAGGGCGAGACTGAACAGGCGACCGACCTTCTCTTCGAACGCGCTGGTCAATATTTCGCGGCTTGGCAGGAAGGCCCGGTCATTGGGGCGACGCGATATCCCGACGATCTCCAAGAGGTCGTCCACCTTTATCGCGACGGAACGGAAGGATATCGCCGCTGGAATGGTGGAGACGACGAATGAAACGGATCATCATCCCGGCGCTGGCCGTCATCATCGTGGCCACCCCTGCGGTCGCCCAAGAGCGTCCCTATGAACAGTCGGCGCAATGTCTGGCCGAAATCGGCATGTTGACCCACGACCGTCTGGATTTCGGCGATCCTGACATGGTGGATCGCGCCAAGCGCAAGGCGGACGCCCTCTACTCGGCCTTCCAACGGATCATAGACGCGAGAGCCAAAAGCGACCGTGCGAACACCGAGTTCGTGGAGAGCCTTCGTCGGCAAGAGGCGGAAGGGACCAGCCCGCGAGGCGCGGCCGACGTGACGGCCGAACAGTATCGCATCGAACGCGAGGTTGAACTTCAAGAGGATCGCGAACTGGTCAGGCAGACTCACAACTGTCACTGGCCTTCGACCCCTAACTGACGCGCCTGTATCGGGAGCCTTGCCCGCGTCAGGTCTGATCCGGGTCGCTCCCGACCGCTTTGGATCAGACTAAATATCCACGGCGGATCATTGCAGTGATCCAGACGGACCCTTCGGAAGTGACGCGGCGTCTGGGTCGTCGGCGGTCTTGCCCGGAGGGTCCGCGCCTGACCGAATAAATATGGGATGGCTTACACGCTCTCCCAACGCTCGCTGGACGCGCTCAAAGGCGTCCATCCCAACATGGTTCGCGTCGTCAAACGCGCGATCATGATCACCAGCCAAGACTTTCTGATCACATGCGGCGTCCGCACTCCGGCCGAACAAGCCAAGCTCTACGCCCAAGGTCGAACCACGCCGGGTCCGAAGGTGACGTGGACTCTCAAGTCGAACCACTTCGTCCAGAAATCAGGCTACGGCCACGCGGTCGATCTTTGTCCTTTCCCTGTGGACTGGAATGATCGCCGCAAGTTCCACGTCATCGCCAGCGCAATGAAACAAGCCGCGCTCGCCGAGGGGGTGAAGATCGTTTGGGGAGGCGATTGGGGAACGCCTGACCTCCCTCACTTCGAACTGGCGTAAATGTCGATTTGGCGAGGGAGGGTTCTCGGATTGTTCTCGTTTCTGTGGACGGCTGCTTAATCCGTCAAACAGCGATTTCATGCTGGAACAGGTTGGTGCCGATGTTGACCACGCGCCCGAACCGGGCGGCGGCCATGCCGGGCGCCGTCGCCTGGATCAGGTTCAGGGCGCCGCGCACCACGGTCGAGAACTGGCGGTCCATCTCGTCCCAGCCGATGGCGGTCATCCGGGACCGGGCGTCGCCGTTGAAGCTGTAGTCCAGGGCGTTGTTGACGACGGTGGTGACGGGCGCGCCGAAATGGTCTTGCGCGGCCGCGACCATGGCGTCCACGGCGGCGC